TGTAGCTACCTCCACCATATTGACGCTGGCGGGACGCAAAGGCAAATTGCTTGGGTTCAATCTTACGACTGGCGCCGCCGAGTACACCGACAAAGCAGCGTTTACGACCAGCGTTTCTAATGCGTCCGTGGCGGCAGTACAGCCGTTTGCTACTGCTGCTGCAAACTCTGCATCTGCTGCTGCTGGCTCCGCTAGCAGCGCCGCAAGTTCAGCTTCAACGGCTACCGGCTCCGTTGCCAGCATTGCTGGTTACGCTGCTACCGCAACTACGCAAGCTGGCATAGCCACCACCAAAGCCGGGCAAGCTAGCACCAGCGAGACCAATGCGGCTAGCTCGGCATCCAGCGCTTCGACATCGGCATCCAATGCCAGCACATCGGCTGCTTCCGTGGGTAGTCAAGCAACTGCTGCTGCAAACTCTGCAAGTGCTGCTCTCAATAGTTCTATTGCTGCTGCTAATAGCGCATCGTCTGCTCTTAGTTCTAACAACAGCGCAGGTGCATCCATGGTTGCTGCGGCATTATCAGCAACCAATGCCCAAAGCTCAGCCGACGGCGCCGCGATTTCAGAAGATAACGCTGACACTTTTGCCAGCAACGCATCTGTCTCCGCTTCGTCGGCAACTGCTAGTGCTAGTGCATCTGCTACGTCTGCTGATAGCGCCATTACCGCATCTACCAACGCAGCCAACTCGGCTAGTGCTGCTTCCGCCTCCGCAACTAGCGCCCTCAATGCAATTGCCGGCCAGTTCAAGGGAGGCATTGCCGGCGCATCCCTGCCGGCAACCTCGACCACAGCTGGTGACTACTATCAGATCATCACCGCTGGGACATCGCAGTCTAAGACTTGGGCTGTAGGCGACCGGGCAATTTACAATGGAACCTCCGGTAGCTGGACTCAACAGGTTGCAGTCTACTACCCGACATCGTCTTCGCTTGGCTTGCCCGGTCTTAACTTTAATGGAGCCGGCATACCAATGGCAATTCCCGATTTGCCAGTATACGCTTTTGGAACTGACGACATTGGCTTTACACTTCGCCTTACTCTTTCCGATTATACTCCCGCATCAAACATCGTTCTGCTTGACAAGGTAGCGTCTAATTTAGGCGTGCGAATTACGTTACTTACTACTGGCATTCTTAGGGTGCAAATAGGTAACGGAACCAACTTAACTACCTATCAATACGACTCAACCGTAGGTGTTCAGACTGTTGCCATAGACGGTCAGCCAATTTGGATAGACGTTGACCTTGCTCGTGCTAGCGTAGTTACGTTCTCAGTAAATGGAATACAGTTAGGATCCACGGTATCTATATCTGCTGCATCCGCTCAAACCGCTACATCTACTGCCGCCTTGCGGATTCTTAGCGACGGAACAAATCATTACTCAGGTGGATTTCACTCATTTTATCCACGCAACGTATCGTTTACTGCTGCCGAGCGTACAACTCTTTATTTAGGTGGGCCAGCTGCTTTACCTCATTACGTTGGAGGGTGTACTGGTGCTAGCGTCCAGTTTAGTGGTCAATTTACTAACGACAACTTTACTACGTTTACGGGCGTAACCGCTACGGGATTTAGTGCTACTCAAACTTCAGGTCAAGGTAACGGTTCTTGGTTCTGGGATAACTTTGGGCAAGGTGGCCCGCGCCTTATTGGAAGCCGAATCCGTTTCCGTTTCGATGCCACCATTACTGGCGCTCCAATTGTTGCCGTTGGACAAGATTTTAATGCTACAGTAACTGGAACCACTATAGTAAGCGGGGCGAACACGGTAACTCTTCTGCTTACTAGTGGGGCTGCGGCAAATCGCATTCGCTTTAGGTTGCCTGACACCGGCTCATTAGCTCTGTCAAATGCCACCATTGATGTCATGGGTTTCCTTGGCATTTACGATGCAGCAAACTGCACCGCTGCATATCAATTACCTGATGCTAGCTCAATTGCTTTGGACGCTACTCGTCATCCGTTCCCATCGTCCTTGTCTAGCCAGCCAAGATTTGCAAAGATCCGCACAACTGTAGTACACACCGGCACAAACTCGGACATTCAGTTACTTGGACAAGCAGCTATCAATGGCACACGCCGCTGGCGAATTGATAGCGTGCAAGTTATTTCAAACGCATCGGTAAACGTAAGCCTTGGTACTACTGCTGGAGCTTCTTCTTATATTGCTACACAAGCAGTTGTCTCCGGCGTTAATGACATTGCTAGCTTTACGACACGCATTACAATTGCGAATCAGAATAACTTCTTTTCCCGGTCTAGTGCAGCGGCAACGCTGACCTACGTCATTAACCTCGTGTCCGCCGATTAACTCATGAGCGCATTCAACTCCTACGAAGTCCCAGATCTCGGTACGGTAGAAAATCACGGCGATGCCGGCGACGTATACCACATCCGCTTGCTTGCTTTACCCAACCAGGTCAATGCGTACCCTGCTCCCGCCGGCCAGCAATGCGACCCAGAGCGTGCAGCAACTGACATTGCAGAGGCAATTGCCAACCCACCCATTGCCGCTACGCCAGTCCCACAAGAAGTTCCCATGTGGTCGCTGCGAGCAATCCTTGATCTTGCCGGCCTGACCGCATCTATTGATGCCGTACTTGCCAATCATCCTGAGCCAGACCGCACCATCATCACGGGAGTCTGGCAGAACGGCAATTACATCCGCCGGAACAGTCCGACCATTGCCGGGCTTGCGGTTGCACTAAACAAGACCGAGGCCGAGGTCAATTCCTACTTTATCCAAGCCGCATCCCTTAACCCATAACACCAATGAGCCTCATCGCTTTTCTCACCTCCGCTGTCGGCGGCACCCTGCTTTCGGGTGGTATGCAGTTTGCCCAGGAGTGGTTCGCCATCCGGCGGGCAAAGGCCGAATCCCAGATGAAGATCGAAGAGCTTCGTGCGCTTTCGGAGATCAAGATTGAGGAGAAGCAACTGGAGGCATTCGTCAAGGCCCAAGGTTCGCTTGAGTCCACCTGGAAGCCCGGCTCCACATCTCCAGCCTGGCTGACTTGTGCGTACGGATTGACCGAGATTATGATCAAGCTGGTGCGCCCACTCATGGTGCTGGTCTCGTTCTGGCTGGTGGCTAAGATCTACTTTACCTCTAGCGAACTTGGCCAAAACACCTTGGACGCTGAGATCCTCACGTTCTGCTTTAGCGTAGGTTACTTCTGGTTAGGTCAACGCTACCAACGCGGCTACGTCGCCCCAAAGAAATGAACCTCAACGATGACGCTGACTTAATCACGATCCGGTCACAGCTTGATCGCATTGAGCGAGCCATCATCGGAGACCACGCCATGGGACATAGCGGTATTGTTGGCCGGCTTGATGCCGTCGAGGCCAGGGTAAACGTCATTATCAGCGAGCAAGCCGCGGAGGCGGCGCAACGCCGGGGCGCTCTCTGGGTGCTGAGTGCAGCAGCTGCTGTGGCCGGCGCATTGGGTGGGTTTATCTCCTGGGTGCTTTCAGCTGTTCAGAAACCGTGATCATTACATGAAACCTACGCCTCGTCGCTTTGTTATTTGCTCGGACAATCACGGCGACCAAGCCGATCCAACAGCAACGGAAGCGTTGTTTAATTTCATAAAAGACTACCAGCCAACCATTAGGATCCATGCGGGCGACTGCTTTGATTTTCGGAATCTCCGCAAGGGGGCATCGGACGACGAAAAGGCCGCCTCTTTACAGGATGACTGGGACTGGGGTACTCGATTCTTAGAGCGTTTCTTTGATGGCGGAACAACTCGCGTGTTCCTTCGCGGCAATCACGACGAGCGACTTTGGGATTTTCGTGAGTCCGCTACCGGCTTGTTGAGGGATTACGCAGCAGATGGCATTAAACGGCTGGAGGCATTGATGCGTAGGCTGGGTGCCACCATGCTACCGTACGATGCAGAAACAGGTATCTACGAGCTTGGCAAACTCACCGTCCTGCATGGCTACCATGCCGGCGTCGGCGCCGCCAGGATGCACGCCAATATCTTTGGGAACTGTGCTTTTGGCCATGTCCACACCATTGAGAGCGCACCTGTAGCCAGCAGGGAACCGGCGGAAGCTAGGTCAATTGGCTGTTTGTGCAGAAGGGACATGGGCTACATTAACCGCAAGACCGCCAAATTAAGGTGGGCTCAGGGCTGGGCGTACGGCGTATTATTTCCAGATGGGACTTACCAGCTATTCCAGACACGCAACATCGGAGGACGTTTTTATGCCGCAACAGAAATCAAAAGTTACTGACAGCAATTGGATTGCAATGTTTGCCGCCGAAATCAGGCGCAAGGAAACTTTGTTCCCACCGGACGCACTCACCATTGAACAGATCATGGCGTTGCGTAAATCCGCGTGTGTTTCTTGCTCGCGCACCCAGACGCAAGCGTTTCTAGCTAATGAGATAAAAGCTGGCAGAGTCAAACTCCTCAAGGGAGTTGCTCTTAAAAACAACAAGATCCAATCTACTGCCCGCTACGTCATCGCCTCCTAATGCGGGCCGAGATCACAGTCGAAACCCGGAGTGGGGAGACTGGGAATGAGCGCAATTATACTTATGTCTGTGAGTTTTCCGATAAAACCACACTCGAAACAGTAGAAGCGCACATAGCATCAATCGCTCGGCTGCTTGATCGCCAGGCCAGCGAAGCCATAGAGGATGACGACGACGACGAAAAGGAAGAATGGCAGCCGGCTAAGTGATCAGGATTTCAATCTCCGTCTTTTCTTCCGCTTTGGTTTTGACTTTTTGTTGGCTCGTTTCAATTCGCGCTCGGTCTGGCGCATCGCTAGGTAGGATGCCAGCGTAGCGGAGTGCGTCAACGTGCCACTTGGGTACGAGGTTATCGGTGTCGAGGAGTCTTGTTCGGAAGCTCGTAACGCGGACAACATAGAAGCCTGGATTCCCTTCTTTAGTTTGAGCCGTTGCCAATGCCCTAGCGCTAGGACGGCGTTTAGGGACGGGAGTGGGTGCTGGACTACTAGCCGGTAGTGGCCGAGTTTCAATGGCGGAGGCTGGGGGGATGTTGGCAAATCCATTAAGTCGCAGGAAGCTGGTTGAAGCTTGAGGGAACCTCTGTGAGAGGTCGATTTCGGTGCTGGCTCCATTTAGGTTCCTGGTTTCCATGATTTCATTTTCTGCATGATGTACTGCTGCAGATCTAAATCTATCGCAGCCCACTCGGTGTAAGTCTTGATGTACACGCAATCCGGCATCTGGTCTAGCAGATATTCGCGCCAGTTAGATGGCTCGCCGGCAACCGGGGCGGCAATGGGTGAGCGTTTACCGTAGACTGGCCAGTTGGCTCGGTCATCTAGATGCCGGCCAGCGTTATACCAGGACGAGGGGTGCGGCACCTGATCAAAAGTGGTGTCGCTGTTGAAATCTTTCTTAAATCGATATGCCTTGGGCCAGGTTTTAACCGCGGCACAGTAGGCGCCGGTCGCCTCCATGATGGAGTCAGAATCACCACCAGCCCGGTCAATGGCATTGCTGATGGCTCGGAGGGCTAGCTCCCTGCCAACGTGGCGGGGGTAAGCGAGGTAAATTGCCTCGGCGTCGGGATGGATTGCAGTCCCACCCCGGCGCTTTTGGCTAGCGAAGAACGCATCGACGCTCTCAAACCACTCACGCTTGTTGAGCCGGCGGCCCAACTTGGCAGCGCGAGCGGACAGAGCTTCAAAGAGTTTTTCGCTTTGTTTCATCTTTAGAACGGAACGTCTTCGTCGTTGATCACTTCAACTGGGCCGGGCTTGGGGCGCGGTGCAGATGCGGAATCTGGTCTAGCAGCTGGCTTAGGAGCTTGAGCAGCCGGCGCCGCGGCAGCGGGCGGGGTGGCAGAACCTTCTAGCCGGATAGCTACGCGAGCGATGTTGCGGGCAACAGCAAATAGCTGCTCTGCAAACTCATTGCCGGCTAAATAAGCCAACTCCAACGAGCCATTGGCACCGATCAAAGCGCAAGCCTCCTTAACTGCCATGCCTGCTGTGGCAGGGTGCATCGTGCCTAAACTGGCGGACGGTGCGCCTGGCTTGGGGATTGGCGCAAACGACCGAGTTACTGGCGTAGCAGCAGCAGCAGCTGGAGCAGCCGGAGCCGCGCCGGCGAAGCGGGGGTCAGGTGGGTTTTTTGACAGCTTAAGCTTGCTGACTCCCTTGGGGCTTTGGCCCACTACCTCGACGTAGACCTCTTGGCCTACGGCGAAGGGCGAAGTTGATGTTTTGTGGTTGGCTGTGCCTAGCACGCCACCAGCAAACTCGTAGACAAAGACAAAGAACGTGCCGTTGGCAGTTTCAAATTGCCCGTCTGGGCGGATATAGTCGATGAGCATTTTATTCATGGGTAGTATAAGTAATTGTTATAGTAATTTGTAACCTTTGAGTCGGGCAAAGGCCACCAGGCGGTCTAAGATCTTGCCAACCGAGATACCGGATTGGCGCCAGACGTTAATCGTGTTGTTGGTTTCCTGTGCAATGGTAGGCCCATTGCACAAGCGGACGCGCAGGGAGCGCACCGCGGCTTTTTGTGTTCTTCGTTTAGTCATGGTAGTTGCGGTCTTTTTTGTTAAACATGGCTAACTCACTTTCGTGGTCAGCCGTGCTAAAGTGGGGAATCCGAGCCGGCTTAGGAGCCCGGCGGCGGGCGCGATTACCAGCGCCCATTGGGCTGGTCTCTAGCTTCGACCAGATAAGAAGGCGTGCAGCCGTGATGGCTTGCTCGCGGAACAGT